GAGACAATTGAAAAGCTTTGGAATACATTCGGCGGAACAGTAAATAGCAAAGGATACAAAGTACTTGATTATCACATTGGAATTATTTATGGGGACGGATGTACTCTTAATAATGTAAAGCAGGTATGGGAAAAACTGAAGAAAAAAGGATTTGCTGCAAACAATATCGTATTCGGAGTCGGAGCATTTTGCTTCTCAGCAGTTATAGAACCCGATGGACATATGGTTGTTGTAACCAGAGATATGTTTGGTATTGCTATGAAAGCTACATATGGAATCGTCAACGGTGAACCAATTATGATTTATAAAGATCCCAAAACCGATACGAGTCATTTGAAAAAATCTCATAAAGGGTGTTGTTGTATATATTACGATGACAATGGAGAATTACAGTGTGAAGACGGGTATAATGATGTATTTCGTGACGGAGCGTTAAGTACCGTATTTGTAGATGGGAAAGCTTGCAATAAAGAAACATTTGAAGACATTAGAGAAAGATTAAACGGAGGAAACAAAAAAACAAAGATAAGTAAAATTACAGATTATTTATTAAAAGATGATGTGATTGTAGTAATGGATGTAGATGGAGTACTTGCCCCGTATGAGTTCTCTGAATTAAGTCACAGTATGACTGACGATGAATGGGACAAACTTGTAGCTTCAGGTGAGAGTCCGTATAAAGATGTGCGTCCGATTAAATTAATGCAAAAGTTTATTCAAAAGAAAGGTATTGATAAAGTATATACTTGTTCAAAGAGTCCTTCTAGTGAGATCCCCGGCAAAAGAGCTTTTATCAAAAACAACTATAATCTTCCGGATGATAATATCTATTTTACTTTAGAAAAGACAGAAAAACTTACTGTGCTTCAGACGCTGCAACAAAAGCTTGGGCTTAAGCCATCTCAGATTGCAATTGTAGAGGATACAGTAAAAACTTTGGATTATATTCGTGCACATAGTGATTTTGTAACTGTACACGTTTCATCATTTATGGAGTAAAGAGGAGTAAAGAGAATGAATTTACAAAGTATTAGTAGATATATAAGTCTTATATTAAGACATAAGCCTGAAGTTATTGGTATTACTATAGATGAATATGGTTGGGCGAATGTAGAAGAACTGATTCAGGGTATTGAGAAGAGTAATCCAGAATTTAATATGGAAGCTTTAGAAGAAATTGTCAAAACAGATAATAAGCAGAGATATTCTTTTAATGATGATAAGACTTTGATCAGAGCGAATCAGGGACATTCAATTCAAGTAGACGTAGAATTAATAGAAAAAGAACCTCCATGTATTCTTTATCATGGAACCGGTGAAAAATATGTAACATCTATTGATCAAAATGGATTGATTCCTAAAAGTCGTTTATATGTTCATTTGTCAAAAGATGTTGAAACCGCCAAAGCTGTCGGCAAAAGACATGGTAAAGAAGTTGTTTATTCTATCAATAGTGAACAGATGTACAAAGATGGATACAAATTTTACTTATCTAAAAATGGAGTTTGGCTGACTAAAAGGGTTCCAGTGAAATATTTAATGAAGGAGGTATAAAAATGAGTAGTACATATTTTACGGATTCAGTTTCAGATCTTTGTCAGGGGATTATTGATAAAGTAGATACTTATGAAAAACGAATTAAATACTTAGAAGAAGAAAACAAGAAGCTCAAAGATGAGCATTATAAAGATTCTGAAATGCAGAGAATGGAAGCAGAACTAAAAAAAGCGAAAGAGGATCTGTACAGAGGATTTCCAATTTCAGAAAAAGAACAAGAGAAAATCAGAGAGTGGGAATTAAAACATGATGCTGAGAAACATGGTTTGAAAACTATGGAACAGAGAGCAATGGGACATGGTTGCATAGGCGGCTCTCTTACATGGTGCTTTACACCAACATCAATCGGAACTATTGGAGAAGTGATTTGCTCCTGTGGCGAGAAGTTTACATTTCAGGATTTATAGGAAAAGATTTATGATTAAAATTATTGAAGGTAATATTGTTAATGCAAAGACAGATTTTATAATTCATCAGGTTAACTGCCAGGGTGTTATGGGATCTGGAGTTGCTAAAGCATTAAGAGATTATGATGAAGGCATTTATAAACACTATAGAAAGTTTTGTGAATTTTGTAAGTTCGAGCCGGAAGAACTACTCGGAACATGTGATGCATATTTATTGAAAGATAGAGGTCAAATTGTATTGTCTTTATTCGCACAAAATAAATATGGATATGATGGTAAACAGTATACAGATCTTGAAGCTTTTAGAGATGGTTTAAGATATATTTCGCAACATTTTGGAGTATGGTGTGAAACAAATGGACCAGAAGGAAAAGATCTTCGTAGAATCTCAGTAGCACTTCCGTATAAGATTGGTTGTGGAAGAGGGGGAGCAGACTGGGAAATGGTTTATAAAATCATTGAAGAGGAACTTAAAGATTATGATGTGGAATTATGGAGGCTGGATGAATGAGCGAGGCGATGAATATTATTATAGCCGGTTCACGAGATTTTGATGATTATCGTTTGCTTAAGAAAACTGTGTCAGATTATATCGAAGAGAATCAAGTTAATAACACTCAGCAAATTAGAGTTATCAGTGGTGGTGCAAAAGGTGCAGATAGGCTTGGTGAATGTTATGCGTTTGATAATGGTCACTCCGTTATAAGATTTCAAGCGTTATGGGGAGTTTATGGAAAGTCTGCTGGCCCTAGACGTAATAATGAAATGGCAAAATTTGCATCAGAATCAGGCTCTGGTACGTTGATCGCATTTTGGGATGGTGAATCGCGAGGTACAAAAAATATGATTGATACTGCCAGAAGATATGGATTACATGTAATTGTAGTTGAATATGAAAAAGATTCGGAGGAATTAAATGAACAGAAAAGATAATACATTAGAAGGAATAGGTGCGTTTACAGTAATCATCCTTGCGATTTTCACTCTTGTTATCAGTCCGGCATTATCGTTTATGTTTGCTTACATAGGTGGATGTATACTGAAATTTTTTGTAGGGGACGTATTGGTTAATGGACTAAATATTATATTTAATACAACTAGATTTACGAAACCAATGATCCCTGTTATTTGTGCAACAATTGCAACAATTGGTAAATATTTTAAAACAACAGTCGATATGTCAAGACATAAAGGACAGTAGGAGTTTTATATGAGAGAATATCATATTTATATGCAGCGTACAAAGTGTGTAGAAGGTCATTTTAAATGGATCATATATAAATGGCTCCCATGGGAATATGTAGGATATGTAGAAGGGACTAAAGAGCTGTATACATACTTTAAGTCAAAGTTCCCATACAGTATGAGAAGTATTAATTTTTATCATTCATTTAATTATTTTGATGATGAATATTTAAAAATAGATAATAATTGGGATTTTATGATTCGCACTCACGAATATCACAGATATTTGATTATAGATAATTATGGTAATGTACGAGACTTTTATCAGCTTACTAAGAAATATAAGAAGAAATATTATCGTACGTATCATAAACATCATGGTTGGAATATTCATTGGGCTTCAACAGTGCCGGATCAGCGTAAAAGTATTACACCAGAAGAGATTGTAGAAGTAAGAAATGAATATGGTATTACTCTCAAACCTATAAAACCAAAAAGAAAAACAGATTCATGGGATCATGTGAGAGGATTAAAAGTGTCTGGTTGGAAGATGCAGAGTAAGAGAAGAAAACAATGGAAACCAATGGAGGGCATTTAAAATGATTAATAGTTTTACTGGAGATTATTACTTTTTAAGTAACTTTTATATGGCACCGGTAAGTTACAACGGATGGGACTATACAAATAATGAAGCAGCTTTTCAAGCGCAGAAAACAAAGAATCGTAGACTAAGATTCCAGTTATTTTCTAAAGCTAGCCCATCAGAGGCAAAGGCAACAGGCAGAAAGATTGATTTGAGATCAGATTGGGAAGAAGTAAAAGATAAAGTAATGTATGAAATCGTACTGGCTAAATTCACTCAGAATCCAGACCTTAAGGAAAAGTTACTTGCTACAGGTGATGAACATTTGGAAGAAGGAAATACATGGGGAGATACAACTTGGGGAACTGTTAATGGTATTGGAGAAAACAGGCTTGGTATAATTCTTATGAAAGTAAGAAAGGAACTGCAGGAGGAATCAAAATGAAAAAAGCAGTATCTATATTAATTCTTCTGTTTATCAGTGTATTTATGTTGACTGGATGCGCTAAATGTATTGATAAGAAAGAAGAAAGTGTAAAAGTCAAAATTGTTAATGAATACTATAAGCCGGAAGAAACTCATTTAATAGGTATAATTAATCATGTTCCGCAATTTCGGACAGATTATGCCGAGTATGAAATTACGGTAAACTATAACGGAGTGGAATATTCTCTTAGTGATGAAAGTACATATCGTAAATATCATGGAAGAATAGGACAAACAGTGTCTGCCGTATTAGTTACTAAAACATATGATAATGGCGGTATTAAACAATATATTAATTGTTTAGGAGGATTATAAGATGAAATATTACGATGGATATTTTAAAGAACTCAAGAATGAAATTGTACAGTGGATCAGAGACTGGTTCGATCAGAATGGTCCCGGCTGCAATGCAATTGTAGGAATCTCTGGTGGAAAAGATTCTTCCGTAGTAGCAGCGCTTTGTGTAGAAGCTCTTGGAAAAGATCGTGTAATTGGTGTACTAATGCCACAGGGTCAGCAGAAAGATATTTATGCTGCGTACAAGCTTTGTGAATTTCTTGATATTAAATCATACGAAATCAACATTAGCGACACAGTTCGAAGTGTATTGTCAAGACTCGAAAGCTCAGGAATCGAGATCAGCGAACAGACAAGAATAAATCTTCCGGCACGTATTAGAATGTCTACATTATATGCTGTCTCTCAGTCTTGTAATGGAAGAGTAGCAAATACATGTAATCTTTCAGAATCATATGTCGGTTATGAAACCAGGTATGGTGATTCGGCAGGTGATTTTAGTCCGTTAGGAAAATTAACTGTATATGAAGTTAAAAAACTTGGATATGAATTATTGCTTCCTACAGAACTTATTGAAAAGATTCCAATTGATGGATTATGTGGAAAGACAGATGAGGACAATTTAGGATTCCCATATGAAGTTCTGGACAGATATCTTCGTACAGGAGAGATTGACGATCTGGCTGTAAAAGCTAAGATTGATTTAATGCATAAACGATGTCTCTTCAAATCAGAGAAGATTCCGGTATTTAATCCTGAATTAAAAGTGGAGGCAGCATAATGGAGAACATATTTATATCATTCTTGTTAATCGAAATTCTTTTCACAACAATTTTAATAATTAATTGTGCAATGGATGAATTATTACCAATAAAAGAATATAAAAAGTGGTCCCAAAATAAAAACTGGTTCGGTAAGATATATATATTTATTACAATTATATTTACTATTCCTGCAGCAATTATTATATATATCGCTTTTTTCATTGTGTTCTTAGTAACATTTATTTATACACTTGGAATTAAAGAGGAGAAGAAATAACATGAAACCATATGATGTTGGGCTTGTTTGTGGGCGTTTTCAAACGTTCCACAAAGGCCATGAAAAGCTTATTGATACTGGGTTATTGCTTTGTGATCGGATGCTTATTCTTGTTGGCAGTGCACAAGAATGTGGGACAGAACGTAATCCTTTGAATGTCAATACTAGAATCAAGATGATACGTGAAGTATATGGTGATGATCCAAACATTATGATTTATGCATTATCAGACCTCACTGATGAAAATGATATTACTCCAGATTGGGGCAGATATCTTCTTCAAAATGTAGATCGGTATATTTATAAAAATCCAGATGTAATGATTTATGGTAATGATGATAGCCGGAGTGGATGGTTTGATAAGAAAGATTTAAAGAACACCACTGAATTAATCATTAATCGCGAAGAATTACCCATCTCTGGAACCATGTTGAGAGCACTTATGATACAGGATAAACGGCGAGAATGGATGACTTTTGTTAATCCTAAACTACATAAAATGTATGATGAAATTCGTAGTGAACTTATAGAAAGCATAAAGGAGGATTAATATATGGAATTTGCAAAAGCAGCAGCATGGATTTCAACTGCATTAGCAGTAATAATAGGCATGAAAATTACAGAATCGCCATGGTGCCTATGGGCGTTTTTGTTACCTTTATTAATGAGTTAAGATAATATGAGGAATAAGGTTAAATGGCAAAATATCTAATGAAATATAAAGGTACTTACAGACTAAAAGCTGCGATAGATCAAATTACCAATGATTATCCCAGAGATGATTCTGGAGGAATAGATTCAAGTTTTGATGATATTTATATTAAGTGTTATGGTGGTGCTCAAATATATCATTATGGTTTTTCTACTCTTGTAGCTTATATCCCATCTATAGGAAGAGGACACAATATTTTAAAAGCTATAGCTAATGATATTGGGTTACCGGAATATGAAACTTATGAAGAATTATATAAGGCACTTGAAGATGAAGGAACTGTACGAAGTATCATGGAAAACGACAAAGAAATAGAGTTTAAGTTCCATGCTCGTAAGTTAGAATACATAGCACTTTTTCTTAAACCTGCGATTGCAGGAGCTGATATTAGTCCTTTCTCGACTAAGAACTTACCCAAATGTGATTACCCTATTCCTGAGGAAGATTTAGCAGAATACAACGCTATTTTGGATTCTATGGACAGTAAGGATTACTTGTTAGTCTCTAGGGTAACCGATGCTTTTTTGACCAATAAACTTCAAAAAAGTAAGCAGTATAGGACAATTGATTTGAAAAAAGATATGAAGAAAAAATGTTTAAAAACTAAAGAATATATCCATTCATTAGGCGAATGGAATGAATATATTGAATATTTAAAAAAGGAGATTTGTAAATGAAAAGAATAGCAAAGTTTGAAAAAGTGAGCTTAGAAGAATTCATGAAAGATTGGTGTGACACATTCGAATTAGACGCCTCTGACGCTGACACGAGACGTGAAATAGAAGGCATTTATGGTAGTATTGAGCTTCCTAAAAGAGCAACAGTAGGAAGTGCCGGTTATGACTTCTTCACACCGCTTACACTTAATATGAAACCAGGTGAAACAGTAAAAGTGCCAACTGGAATTAGATGTAAGATTGAAGAAGGATGGGTACTGAAATGCTATCCAAGAAGCGGCCTTGGATTCAAATATCGTCTGCAGCTTGATAATACAGTAGGTATCATCGACAGTGATTACTATGATTCTGATAATGAAGGTCATATCTTTATTAAAGTTACTAATGATAGTAAAAGACCATGGAAAAATCTTGATGTACTTCGCGGAGAAGGATTCGCTCAGGGTATTTTTGTTGAATATGGTATTACTATTGATGATGAAGCTGCAGGAGTACGAAATGGTGGATTTGGAAGTACAACAGAGAATGAATAGGAGGATTTTATGTGGATCAGAAGTCAAAATCAAGAAAATTATTTAGATGCATCTGGAAAGACATTTTCTATATATAATGGGAATCAGATTCGTATGAAATACGCAAATAGTTCTGTATTGCTTGGAGAATATTCTTCTTCTAAAAAAGCACATAATGTATTGAATAAACTAAGAAAACAAAATGATAAATGGCATTCTATGAATGTATTTTATTCAGGCAATAATACGGTTTTATCTATTTCATCTACGAATAATGTACTTGCTACACTAGAAGAAACCAATACATTTGAAATGCCACAAGATGAGGACGAATAACATATGCTTACAACAGACAGAGAAAAAGCTATATGCGAAAAATATAGCGCATATGATAAAAATAATCGTGTCCATTGTGATGAGTGTTCACTTATTAAAGGAGATCCTACTCAACATGACTTCCGGTGCAAAGCGAATAGTCATTATAATAGACACACTCGTGAATGGGAATATGATGATTAAAAGTAAAAAAAAGAGGTACTCCGTATATGGTTAGTGCCTCTTTAAAGAAAAATGTGTATGGTTATATGTATGAATGCTATACATCAAATACAACCATGTATAGTATATCATTTTATTTGATAAAAAGAAAGGATAACTATGAAAATTCGACTAAATAATTCAGCAGATGCTACGGCTGTTGTATCTATTGCAAATAAGTTTAAAGATTGCGATATTGATGGTAGTATAGGACGATGCATTATAGATTTGAAATCTATATTAGGAGTATTATCATTTGGTCTTCCGAAAGTAATTGATATTACAGTAAGAAGCGATGATAAAGCTTTAGTTAAAGAATTTGAAGATAGTATAATGTTCTGGAGGTGCAATGACGATGGATGAAATGTTAACTCCAACAGATATACAAAAACATCTTAAAATAGGACGTAACAAAACATATCAGCTTATTCAATTAAGTTCTTTTCCTAAAATAAAAATAGGAAATACATACAGGATTCCTAAAGAAAAGTATCTTAAATGGATATCTGATAATATACGTAAAACAATATTTTTATAGTAAAAAAATGGGAGCTATATCGAAATGATATAACTCCCTTATTTTTAATCAAGTAAATTTATGACTTCTGATTTATGTTTATTCATGATATGCATATATATGTTATAAGTTGTGGAAACATCTTCATGTCCAAGTATCTCTGATATTACCTTAATATCTACAGGCTGGTTCTGTTCCCATCCTTTCTGCAGCAGCATAGATCCGAACGAATGCCTAAGATCATGTAGGCCGAAACCATTAGATTCGATGCCGGCTCTCTTGAGGATCGCTTTAAGCGTCCTGGTAAGAGTTGACTGTGATGGTGGAATATTATTTTCAGTTACGAATATATGGTCATCTCCGGATGCTTCCAGTCCAGGAGACACAGTTTTAAGCCAGAGCAGCTGTTCCTTTGCACGATTTGCCAGAGGAATGACTCTAATTGACTTAGGACGCTTTGGTGTATCTATGAGCCACTGATATTTGCCATCTACTTTAATACGCTCCATTGTCTTATCTATGTTAATGGTATTATTCTTAAAATCTATATCTTTCCATGTGAGAGCATAAGCTTCTCCTATACGCATGCCAGTATAAAGAACTAACAGACAGAACCTGGCATTACGTCCATAGATGTAATCACCTGTCCTTACGCCTGGCAAAGCAGAATCTGCTTTCATAAGAGCCGTCTTATAAAACTTCTCAGCTTCTTCTAAAGATAAGAAAGAGTGTTCTTTCTTCTGTACTGCATATTTTGACTTATGCGGCATCTTAATCCCTTTTGCAGGATTCTCTGTGATGATGTTACAGGATACAAGATAGTCGAAAACAATATTGAAAAGAGTGCGTGTCTTTTTAACAGTGCTCTCAGAATATTTCTTCGACATATTTGTATAGTATGTTTGAATGACAATCTTGTCTATGGCAGCCATCTGGACATCAGCAATCGGATTAGTTTTAATATAGCAGCGATTTGTAGACTGAAGAGTAGCATAGTTATTTGTCTTGAAAGTCGGCTCCAACGTCTGCAGGATATTATCTATACATTCCCCAAGAGTCATCTTACGATAATCTTTTTTGTTAACCCTCATACTCTTAGCTTCAAATTCTTGTATCTTGCGTTTTACGTCAGCTTTTGTCCTTCCTACAAATTCTTTTCGGCTTGTCATACCAACATATTTCTTACGGTACCTATAGTATGTAATGTCATTCTTTGTTACAGTATCCCATGATCCTGAACCTTTTTCCCTTCTTGCCATATACATCCCTCCGTTGTACAAAATTACACTAATTTTACTTACAAAATAAAAAACTTTACTTTTTTCCAAAATTATGATAATATGAATTATGTGTTAAGTAAATTATAGCATAAGGATAAGGATGAAGCAATAATTATTTCCCCCTTATCAATGCGGAAAATGAAATATTCCCCCTTATTTCCCCCTTATGAATTAAATTTAATAGGGTGAAAAGGGTATAAACTAACACGACTAGGTATCAAGTTTGACAACTGAATATCTCTTATAAAGTGGCTTTAAAGCCAGTAAAATCAATGCTTTTCAGTATTTACAAATGTTTCAAAAGATTGATTTTCAAGATACGCGCCTGTAGCTCAGTGGATAGAGCAGTGGTTTCCGGTACCTATGAAAAACCGACTTAAAGCCTTATAAAACAAGCATTTCTTAAAAAACTTCACCCTTATTTCACCCTTATCAAATAGAAAAGAGGTCGTTAAAAAATGGCAAGAGTAAGAAAAGTAGAGTTCACATCAGAAGAAATTAAATCACAGATTACATCAACAGAAGAACAAATTACTAAACTTACTGACGAACTTAAGACTCTTAGATTGCAGAAGAAGAATCTTATGAAAGACTTAGCAGTGGCAGAGAAGAAAGAAGCAGCCGTAAAAGAAGAACAGTCTATGAAAGATCTTGCCAAATTACTTCGAGAAAAAGGGCTTTCTGTAGAAGACGTTCGAAATATGCTTGATAAAGAAAGTAAGATAATGTAATAAATTAAGATATTAAATGGACGGGAGAGCATTATACTCATCTGTCCATAAATTTTATTGACAATACCACACAATGTGTGGTATATTTTTTATGAAAGGAGCGAACACTTTGACTATTACAGAAATGAGAAATTACATAGGAGTCTCCAGAGCAGAGTTTTCAAGGCGATACAGAATACCTCTTCGTACACTCGAGTCATGGGAAGCAGGAGTTCGAACTCCGCCAGAATATGTTCTGGATTTATTAGAAGAGTCTGTTAGAAGAACTGACATTATAGAAGTAGCATTTGTATATGATACGCTTTTACAAAACGGTAAAATTCATCCATGGTCCAAAGCTAACGATCAATATGGACCAGATCAAGCAACGTATAAAACTGTGCTAAACATAGTTGATAGGTTCCGCGAAAGGTATCATAATTGTGAATGGGAAGACGAAGATATGGATTATATTGATGCGATAGAAAGTTTTTCTTCAGATTTTTTAATAAAGACATTAGGAAGGGGAAAGATTCGTGAGTAGAGGAAGTGGCACTGGATATATTCCAGATAAAAGTAATTTAATGTCGAGCACTTTGACGATGTTAGATTTTTTTAAAGACGGTGAAAAAGCTTTCTCTAACTTTTCAGCTTTTTTAGAAGCGAATTATGATATAAGGTCTTCAAACACTGTCAGAATGACCTTCGCCACGTTATGTAAGTGGAAGTTATTGTATGAGGTAGATTTCAAAACTTATGCACTCACAGATGCAGGTGCCGACCTGTTAAAAACACATTCTGAAATTTCATTGGGTAGACAAATACAAAACAGTACACTTTATTTTGGAGAAATTTTGCAAGAATTAGAAACAGAGGTGCTAACTGGATCAGCACTAAAACAGGCGGCAAACCAGAAATACAGTATGTCGTTCAAGTCGAGCAGCGACTTATCATGTCGTACTCAGTATTTGCTTGGATTGAGCTTTATTGAGAGAAGCTCAAAGAGATATAGAATAACTTCACAAGGAAGAGATTTCTTGCAGTTATTAAAAGAAGAAGGTTTACTATCAGAATGTATTAATAAAAAGCCATATAAAGAACTAGAATTAAACAATCACATTAACCTTGAGTTGCCTAACAGCTTTTTGAAAAAGTGTCAAAAACAAAAGTTATTGCCGGAGTTCGTATTACATGAACTTATGGCATATTACGCAGATAACGAACTAAGTCTTGGTATTCAAGTCAATAAAAAAAGGAGATAGATCATCCGATCATATCCCCTGATTCATCACGCATGTGCCATTCCATATCAGGATCCTTTACATCGGCTATGGTTCCGAATACTTCACAATCCTGATTACATTCATCTTTCATGCAGGTACAAGCCATTTTTACCTTTTTAAAGTGCCCAGGTATCCCTTCATACTTTACACGCCACAATCCATTGTAGTGGAGTAGTTTGCAGAAGCCTGGTTCATATTCGTATCTTTTCATTTGTATTCACCTTTCTGAGAGAGTATAATAACACATATATAAACCTTGAACAATAGGAGACATATATGAAACAGATAGACAAAATCAAAAAAGATATAGCTGAAATTATGGAACCGTTTGAACTGGCAGGATATCTTGATGGCATAGCTACAGCTGCGGCAATATACTGTAAGAAAGAATATCCAGATGAAGTGATATTTAAGGATGGAAAATTGAAAGGAATTACTGTTTGTGGGATGAGTTGTTATTTAGAAAGTGAGGTTTAATAAAATGTTTTTAAGAAATCCGAAAGTTGGAGTAATTGTAGAACATTTTGGGAATAAAAAAGATTATAAATATAAGTTAACAAAAGATAAACCAATATTAGTCCCAGCTGGTACAGAAGTTGTACCAGTATATTTTATTAGTGATAAATTTGAGATATTCGACAACTCGCAAGATGAGCTATTACAGCCAACAGGTAATTTTTGGATTACTACAGAAACAATAGATCCTTATCATATAGTTCTTGATATATTTTAAAGTAAAAAAATGGGTAGCCAAGTATAATGCTTGACTACCCATAAATTATAGTACACTGTCTTTTGTATATCTGACTTCCAGAGATTCAATATCCGGAAGTAATTTCTCATGATAAATATCATTTCCGCCGGCCTTTTCATAAAGCTTTCCCATCTCTAGGAATGTCTTTAATCCATCCGGTGTGATATATCCTTGTGCCATAAAGTCTCTATGCATTTTCCAGAGAGAACTTCTAAATGATGCTACAGTACACTCATCTTGATTAATTATAAAGTTCTGCATCAAAGTTGTAAGATCAGTAAGTTGTGTGCTTAGAGTATTTTGATTTGTTCTCAGATCATCTCTGATATTAATGGACTGATCATGATAATTATGCTGAGACTGCTCAAAATCAGCAATTTTCTGTTCCATATCAGACAACTTCTTCTCTAAAGCTTTCTTCTGTAGAGATGCTTTTGTTTCGAGACCAAGCGCATCAAGAAGTTTATCCCATCCAGCTTTTAAAGCTATAACAAGCATTGCACAAAGAAGTAAAGATATGATCACATTGATCTCACCAAACTCATGGATTTTCTGTATCTGTTCTATTCCCATGACGTACCTCCTTATGCCTTAATGATATATTTGGCTGATACATAGCCAACATATTCTTTTTTAGTGATTGATACTTTGTACCATCTGTCACCTTTAGTATCTTTTGTAACTCCGAGGACATTAATAAGATTGTCTTTATTTAACATCGGATACTCTGGAAGTAACGGATGTTCAGTACCGGGTTTTTTGCGAACATTCAATTTACTTGCAGTTACTTTTCCTACAAATGGATATTTTTTTGTAGTTGTTGCAGCAGGAGTATTAGGATTTTTAATGTTAGATTTTTCTACATACCCTATATATTTTGCAGCGATACGAACCTGATATCTTGTACCAGATTCACCGATGATATCCACAAGATTACCTGCATTAAGTTTAGGATATGTACTTAACTTAGAAGCTCCTGTAGCGCCTGAGAATACATCTGTTCCATTAGCTGTACAAGAACCTACCCATGCAGTATAAGATGGCTGTACAGGTGCAGGAGATGATGTAGAAGAGGTGTTAGAAGTTAAGATGGATGTGACAATAGAATAGTCTGGACGACAAAACTTTGTCCCAGGGAGATTTGAATTATAATAACTCTTAGCATAAACTCCACCACCATTTGGAACAATAGAAGAGCCTCCTGAAGTGTTACCTTCAATAGTATAAAATTTATCTCCTTCGACTTTTGTTACTAATCCAGTATGAGCAAATGTACCATTACGATAGAAGATTACAATGTCTCCTCGCTGTGGATTTGCATACTTTGTGAAGAGATTTCCAAGAGTAGGACAGTATACATAAGGCCAATGTTTAAGGAGTTTTTTAGCTACATCAAGACCGAATGTTTTCATCATGCACCAACTCACAAACGCTGCACACCAAGCCTGTGCCTGATACTGAGGATATACGTCTCTCCAGTATTTAGTGTAGTTATTGTAACCTGCATTTGCAGTTTTATCATCAAGCTGAGAATTAGATTTCTTCTCTAAATATCCAACCTCATTTTCAGCGCAAGCAATAAGAGCATCAATAGCTTTATCTTTATTCATAGTATCACTTCCTTGTGTAGTTGTTGGTTTGGGAGAGTCTGTAGAAGTAGTAGAAGATTTAGAATAGTCTTTATAGAATACACTTCGATCGGTTTTTGTTGGAATACCAGGAATGGTTGCCTTACTAGAGTATTGCCATCCAATAACACCAGTAGAAGCAGGAACTCTTAATCTTTCCTGTAATTCACCGGTATCATTATTAGGATATCTTGCTGTCCATACATCGTACTTTTTAGCACCTTCTGGTAGTTGATACTGATACCAAGAATAACCACAGTAAATACCAAATTTATATCCAGCTTTGACAATAATAGCTCTAAATGCTTCAATCATTTTCATCATTAAACTGTCAGATAAATTCTCCTGACATTTATCCTCTATATCAAGAAACACAGGATAATCCAGTTTTCTTTTATTCAATGTTTTAATAACTACATTTGCTTCATTTTTAATTTGAGCAATAGTAGTAGCATAGCTGTATTTATAGACTCCAACAGGAATTTTATTCTCAATACAGCCTTTATAATTAGGTTCGAATGTGCTATCAACAATATTTCCTTTTTCTGTAATTCTTAGGATAGCGAAGCCCATTCCATAACTAGCAACAGTTTTCCAGTCGATGTTTCCATTCCATCTGGAAACATCAATTCCTTTAATTTCTGCCATAATATCAAGCCTCCTTTTAGTCAATAAAAAAGAGAGGCTTTTAATCCTCTCTTTCAAGTTCTTTCAACATATTAAGTTCTGATTCAGAAATAATCTCAAGCGCCCATTCATCTGGCACATAGTTTTTCATTCGCTTACTCATATTATTTTTTCTATAATATTTATTCCAGAAATACAGATTCCCAAGAGCACGAGCTTTATGCATAACACATATATAAGTAGCTTTTGAGTCAGGAGTACCATTCACTTGATAATCATAACCAGAACAATTAGAACATCCTGCAGCTATAGGACAATAGAAACATTCATCTGTACTCTGTGTCCTTCTATCTATTTTTGCCATACAATTAATTCTGCATTTATAACATTCTGTGCATCCTATACCATTATCTACATCACCAATAGAGTACGGTTCTTGCTCTCCATTAAGAGAAGATTCCATATATCTGATACATGGAAATATGCGACCTTGAGGATCGCAAGCAATCATTGAATTACCAACGCCTCCACACCAACTTTGTAAATCATCAGGATCTTTAGGCTGAAAGAAGTCTTCATTATAAAGGGAACAGAAGAAATCACGTTCAAAATCAAAATTCTGTTCCAAGAAATAATCAGATATACGTTTCATTTGATCATAAAGAACAGTTGCATGTACAGGTGTCCAACCCTTTTCATATACACAATTGGCATTGATTTCATCATATCCAAGATCGACCATATGCTTAATAGCATCGTATAGAAAGCTGATATTGCCCGGAGCAATTGTGATCTTGCTTCCCATATGATTTCCACGTTTCATCCAATCTGACGCAGCATCGACAGCTATGTCATAACTTGGACCACCATCTGGAAAAACTCGACAGGAATCATGTAATTCTTTATTCCCATCAATAGTAACTGAGAAAGATAATCTATTGGCCCACTTACGAAGAAATGCTTGTACTTTTTCGTCTCTGTATAAAACACCATTTGAACAAATAGAGAACATAGTTTTCATGGCCCAAGGATGATCCAACTCTATGAGTTTATCCATAATATAAGTACAGATTTGATCTATAAGCTCTATCTCAAGAAAGGGTTCTCCTCCAATGAAATCTACAACCAATCCAGGAGATTTCTCTGGATTGATATAAGATTTAAAACCTTTTTCACCTGATACAACTAAATCAAAGAATTTCTTAGCTGTTTCAAACGACATTCGATTTTTTCCTTTGTGTCCTTGGTAACAATATAGACACGCAAGGTTGCAATCATCAGTTACTTGAAAAGTGATACTCTGTGTTAATATTCTTTGTCCGTCATCGGTTTTTACCTTCTTAGATGGATAAAGTCTAGCTATCTGGTCCGAATATTGTTCTGTCCTTTTCATGCTATTCCCTCTAATTCTGGAATCTCACAATTACATTTAATAGTAATAGTCATTTCGTCAGAATTATTTGGAATAATCCAACTATACTGATGACCTTCGAGGTATTCTGGGATGTATTCCTTTGCCATCTCATTTGCAAGAGCAGCATACTTTCTCTGTAATTCTGCACCACGTTTATTGTAAGACATAAGAGTATCTCCATTGATGAGTTCTAAATCGCTTGGATGTGATTCAATAACTCTCTGTACAATGTCTTTTACGAAGTTTAATTCAAAATTAACTCTTTCAAGCTCTGTAGCTTTTTCTTTATCAACCTTTACGATTATTTTTCTCATATCCTTATATTCCTTTCATTCTTAATTATTTATCAGAAGCTGTTTCCGTTTTTTCTTTAGTTTCTTCTTTAGTTTTTTCTGTTGTTGTTTCAGTGGTCTCAGTAGGAGCTATGGTTTTATCTGTAGCTAATGAGATATTAATAACACTTCTTTCATTGGAGATTTCTTCTGAAATACTTTCAATTTTCATTCCAGTATAATCTTTCTGGGTATTCCCATAAATAATTTTAAAACCTGTTCTATTTTCATCAGTAATCATATCCTTAATAGTGTTTAAAGATTTATCAGAATTGAAGATAGAAATAGTAGCCACGATATTTCTATTCATATCATTTCCCAACCCATCTTTATATCCTTCATATGAATATGTATCGTTAGCACGAGTAATAATTAGTTCTTGTCCATCTTTTAAAATAAGTTTCATAACAATTCCTCCTGTAATTTAAACATGGACCAAAGCATTACACTTTGATCCATGATCCGTTTTGTTTTACAAATATTTTTCCTGATTTACGGGTGATTCGACAGAAACCATTTCCGGTATGGCCTGTTTCATTTGTTCCATCAGGTGATTTAAATGATTGATTTCCTGCTATAGTTTGCGCATTGGTAAGGTAGTAAGAAGAATTTACATAATTACCACTTGGATAATTAGCAGCAGTAGCTGAAGTGTAAACATATCCTGAACCTCCGCCATTATAGCCTTGGTAGTTAGTGCTGTCACTATAATCAGAACATGCACCCCCCCCATACCATCCCCCTTTCTAAAATAGAGAAAGGCCGACACCACCCAACCGACAGCAGCTCCCATAGCAACTTTTGCCAGATA